TACTATATCTGGTGCTAATGTAATTGCCTGTTGTATTTGAAAACAAATACTGGTATTACTAGTTCCGCCACGGCCTAAATTTATTACCGAATATCCATATTTGTCTTCTAGTATTTGACTAAAATGATCTCTATTGTGTTTGCTGGCCACACAAAAGCTGTCGCCGCACACTACTATTTTTTTCATTTCCATTCTAATTTTTCTTGTGTAAATGGGTAGTTGGCTTCTTTATAAAACTGTTTGCGCTTGGTCAAATGTCTCTTGGCAAACTTACAAGTGCTGGTTACGTCCCAGATCTGCACATGCTCTTTGTCTTCGGCTTTTCTTATGCCACGCCCAATAGATTGAATAACACGGACAAAAGATTTTCCAGGCTCCACCAAAACAAGGTTGAAAATACGAGGAATGTTAATACCCACAGCAGCCACTCCATACGTAGCAATAATGATTTTATTGTTGCTAGTTTTGATCTCATCATATTCTTCTTTCCTATCCGTGGTCTTAACTTCGCCTGAAATAAAGACACTGTCTTCAATTGATTGCTGTAACATTTTGCCTGATTCTATTCTGCCTACTAACACTAGAGTGTTACCTGATTCTGAAATGCCTTTGATTAGTCTACTAATATATCCTACCCTGTCTTTGTTAGTGACAAGATATTTTAATTCTTCTGCGTATGATTTAAATTCCGGTAAATCAATCATCTGTACCACATTTACGTGGCAATTAGATAGTACGCCTTTTTCCTGTAATTCATGTGCAGATATGCCGCCTACTACTGGTCCAATGCTGGCGAAAATAGGTTCGCTTTCGTAATCACCTTTTGGCACAGTACCAGTTAGTCCCCAACGTATTGGTGCATTACACAAGTTTTGTGTTAGTAAATTTTTAAGAACATCGGCTTTTGCCATGTGGACTTCGTCAACAATAACTGTTCTCACTCCGTCAAGAAATTCTGCAAGTGTTACTATTTCTTGTTCGTGATTTTTACTTTTCTTATCAAGAATGTTTAAACTTTGCCATGTACAGATAGTGTGCGTTTTATCTAGGTCTTTACGATCTCCATAGTAAACGCCTACATCGAGACCGACGTTGATGTAATCTTCTTCTGTTTGTTCAACAAGGCTTTTGTTAGGAACGATTACAATACTTCGACCATATTTTTCAGATAAGTGGCTTAGAGTTGCCGTAGTAATAGTCTTACCTGCACCAGTGGCAATTTCTTGTAACGCTTGTGTGTTAGTAAGAAATTTATTAATTGCGTCTACTTGATAGTCACGCAACATGATAGGCTGACCTTCTTGTTGATGACCTTTAGGCCACACTTTGCCTTGATCTGCCCAGTAGGTTTCTGTTACAGGAGTGAATTCAATTTTCTTAGTGGTACGTAGGTCTTCGACTTCTTCTACTTCAATATGCATGTTGTAGAGTATTTCTAAGCACCTCTCTAGTTGACTTAGATAACCATTGCCGCCAAGACCAAACATACTGACTTTGCCATCCCACCGCCCTAGTTTATATGCAGGGCGATAACGAGCAGTTGGATCCTCGTACTTAAATTTGTTGGCTAATTTTTTTCGTGCGTCAAGGCTCAAATTCTCAAATTTGATATTAACTTCATCACGGATTACTAATTTTACCGCCATTTAAATCTCACAGGTTCCATTGGTTTAGTATCAGTATATGATACTATCAAATCACAGTTATTAACAAATACACCGGTTTTATTATATTTTAAAATATTACCTAGACTAATAACACTCATGGGTGTCCAGGTGTTTTTTAGGAAAAATTTTGGTATTTTTCCATTTTGTATTCCGACAATTTTAGTAGTCTTTGTCAGTTCACAATTATATTTCTTTTCAGCAACTATTTGATTAAACTGCTTGCCAACTTCGTTATTTTCTAATCTAAAGTAAATTCCAACGCCTTCAGAAATTCCATTTTTTTCCAAAATTTCTGAGATTTTTTGGAGATCTTTTAAACACTGATTTTGATCGTAGCTGTCAAAGATAAACAACAATGGAAATCTTTGAAGACGCTTGATTGCATCAAATGTTTCTTCAAGTTGATAAGTTTTGCTGTCTACCCAACAATGTTCGTGATCTCTGTTGGCGATAATTTCTGGTAAATTTTCTGGATTTTTTTGGTAAAATTCACTAAGGTATTGGTAGCGCAGTCTTCGGTCATTGATGATGTTTTTATCTAATGGTTCGATACTGCCAATTTCATCGCCTACCATCTTTTGGAAATTTTGATTGGCCATAGAGGTGATAACAAATTGTTTTTCGACCTCACTTTTCGACCAAGATTTTATGGTTTCATAGTAGTCTTTGATATCGCTTTCGATTTCAAACTTCTTACCAGATAACCCTTCGACTGCTATGACAATATTTTTTTCAGTAAGGGCAAATCTAAACACACCTGGTGTTAACGACGGTTGCATGTCTGATAACTGTTTCATTACTTGTTGTAAAAATTCCTTAATTTCACCGGCATAGAACACTTCTATTGTAAGATAGCTGTCACCTTGAGAATCTTTAGTAATTTTTAATATTTTCTTCTGCTCAATGCGTCTAAACGGTTTATTCCAACTGGGCGTTGTCAATACTTCAGTTATTTCTTCGTGCAGATCTTTTAGTGTATCTTGATGATTAGTTAAAATTTTCAAAAGTAATCGACTTTGATTCTCTGTTATGTAAGATGCACTAGACATAGCTTTACTCAAGCCAATAATCACGCGAACATCTCGACTAGGAAGCATTTTCTTTACTTCGTCGAATTTAACATTTATTATTTTTTTCAGTAGGTCGTCTGCTGTTAACATAAGTCTATTATACACACTTTGTTTTAAAAGTCAAGCCACAAAAATAATGGCCTTAAAATTATTTAAGGCCATTGTGGTAGATTTTGGCGAAATTAGTTTTTAGATTGTTGCATCTTCCATACCTGCTACACGTAGTTTTGTAATGTTAGTAATTTGCCATTGCTTTTGATCCAATGCTTTTGTAATTCCTAACCACTTGTTGCGTAGTAAGGCAAATTCGTTGATAATTTTTTCCATATCAACAACATCTGCCTCGCCTTCAACGAAACGTTCACAGTCACGACTGCTAAGTTGGCGTTGATAGTTTTCAAGGTACTTACGGAAGAATCCGCTTTTTAGTCGACGCAATTCAATGTTCAAATATTCCAAGATAGCTTCGATTTCTTGCAATTGGTTAAACCTGTGTTCTACTACACCAGGCATACTGGCCGATTGTTTTTCCAAATTACCCCTGAGTTTTACTTCTTCTCGGGCTTCTATTAGCTCGTCCTCAAAGAAAATAACAGCATCAGGGATAAATGAAATATCTTTCGATATCTTAGAGTACCAACTCATTAAAAGTCCAATTCGTCGTAGTCTTCGTCTTCGTCTTCTTCAGACTCTTCGTCGAGATAAAAATTAATTGCTTGATCCAATATCGGATCAACTCCGCTTACACTTTGTAATACCTTGTCACTGACACCAAAGTCAGCTAATAGATCAACATATCGCTCTGCGGCGCCTTCTACCTGTTTCTTGTCAATAAAATCAGTAAACAATACCCAGATATCACCGATTTGTGTTTCATTCAACATTTTCTTCTATCTCCGTAGGAATGGTTGTTGTTAAAGTTTTGATATCGAATTTCTTCATTATCATATCTAATTTATCATCTTTCCATTCTTTTCGGTAGAATTTGAACTCTTCACCTGTCTCTGGATCGACCCACTTGAGTCTGTTACCTTCTTGTTTCAACAAGCCATGTTTCTCAAACAAGTCAACACATCCTGAGTAAGGATTCATACCTGTTTCGTATGGAATTTCAATTTGCAATGTTTCAAAAGGTTTAGCATAGCGTGTCTTCATGATCTTACATGCGGCACGGATACCATGTACTTCACTAGTCTTAACACCGTCTGCATCAGTCTTAAGTTTTAGTTTTTTCATAGCAACAACAATGCTTGATGCATAAACGAAACCTTGACCGCCTGAAATTTTGTCATCCGGGTCAAACATGTCTTGGCTTGCATATGTGTGATTTGTACAAACCATACCTACATTTAAGTTACCAAACATGTTAACACAGTTACGAACTAGTGCTGTCAATGCTTTAGGTTTACGGCCCATGTCTCCCTTCAAATCACCAGCTTCAAACTGATTAATGTCGGTAGGGGTAAGCAAC